CTAGGCCACTTCTACCGTGTCTATGGTCGCTACCCAGTGCCATTCGTCACTGTCGGGCGGGGTAACGTGCACGCCGATGTGTCCGTAGAGTGTTTCGGCGGTCAGATCCGGGACAGCGGTGAGGGCCAAGGCGTCTCCTTGTCCCGCTGTCCATGTGGGGGAGCCAAGCTTGACAATCGAACTCGCGCCAGAAGCAAGGCGCCTGAACAAAGCTGTGATTGTCCAGTACGCCGCCTCTCCATTACTGCCGGTCTTCTTGATTCCCACGAGCTTGATAGTTGCCAAGTATGTGGAGGTGGAAGAAGGTAAGGCGACGACGTTTGCCGAAGCCACACCGCCATTGGCGATTGTTAGCTGCGTCTTAGCGGTGCTTGTTGTCAGCGCTGAGACAATGTGTTCACCCTTTTGCTGGTCACCATCCACAGCAAAGCGGCCGGCTGCCCGGACGCGCTTTGCGTTTGTGCCCCTGGTGTGCGCGCGAGCGCCAGTCGCTTCGGACACAAAAGCGTTCGAGGTGTTGAGGCTGCCCATGGCTACAGAGTTGACGGCTGATGCCGTGTTTCCGTAGCCCTGGACGAACGACTGAGCCCCTGACGCTACTTGGCTCACAGTATTGCGCCCGAATTGAAGATCAACAGCTCCTGCTCCACGGGCGCTACCGTTAATTGTGGTCAGGGCATCCCCGTACTGGACTGAGAAATTTGTTCCCTGCGGGTTCGTCCCGGTGTCAATAAGGGAGCCAGGGTTGCCCGTTACGGTGGTGGTCGCATCAACACGGGTAGCAGACACTATCTTCTTAGCGGCGGGAGCGTCGGGGATGGTGTTTCCCATGATGACGCTATTTAGGATTGGGTATTGAAGATAGATGCCCGCAACAAACCCCGCTGGAACTGCGGAGTTTGGGTGGAAGATATGGTTCCCAATCAGCTTGTTGTTGTTGCCTTCTAGGCGGAAACCGTGCACTTCCGGGCCGTCTGCTTCACAATGATCCCAGAAGGAACCGAAACTGCCTTTCTGCCAGAAATGGGTAGCTCCGTAGAAGGCGTGCACGCCAGTCCAGAAGTTGTTACCCCCTTGGTCCACGCCATTGGCGACCTTGGCGCGAACAAGGATCACGCTGGACAAGATGTGGTTGTCAGTTGAGAGCACCTCAAGATTATGGTCCGACCACTGCGCCGCGTCCGTCCCGCCTCCGCCTTCAAGCCTGACCATAGGGCCGATGACGTTTTCCCATGAGAGGTAATCGGTGCCCTGCCCGGTGATCCGAATATTGGAGTAGGCCCCAAGCGCCGGGTTCAGCCCGTAAAGACTGTGAACCCGAACTGCGTGCGCGTTGATGAGGTCGATGTTTCGTTTCGCAACCTTGTTGCTATCGATTGTCATGTGCGCGATTTCATGCGGCGCCCCTCCTGTCACGAGGGGCGTTGGCGGCAGGTGACGAATTACCGCATCAAAGCTGGCGGGGGAACCGATCGCTTTGAGCTTTGTCAGGCTTCGGCCTGCCCCAATGATACGGATCGGTTTTGCCATGAAGGTCGTGGGCGACGTTGTGTTTGGGAGGTCAATCGGAGCACCAACAGCGCATTCACCAGCCGGGATGTAGATAGTGGCAGTCTTGATCGATGGGTCGCTGTTGATAGCGTTGATCAGGGCTTGAATGGCCGGCTGATCATCCGTCCCATTCATCAATGCGCCATGGTCTTTCACGTTAAAGGTGACATCACCTTTGCCGACATACGTGGCATTAAGTGCCGCGTCTTGCAGCCGTGCGGGGAGGGCCTTGTCAGGGACGCGGTTGAAGTCGAGGATTCCCATATGGTTAGCCTTCCGTAACGGTGATAGCGGGGCGGTTTGTTATGGCTCCGGTCGTGCTGTCACGGGTCACCATGGGTTGCGTGAACGTAAGGGTAGGCGTGCCAACACGGGTGATGGTGTACGAGTTGACCGCACCCGGCCACGTCACCGAAGCAACACCCGAGTACACGCCGGCAACACCGTCAGGCCACACCACCTGCGCCGAAGTAGCCGCGCCATCAGCGTTACGAACCACCGACCCGCTGAACAGTGCGTCAGGGTCACGCGCGAGCTGCAACAAGGCGGCCTCCAAATCATCCTCCACCGAGTTCAACCGCTCAGCACTCAACGGGGTGTTCCCGATGACGCCGTTAGTCCAGTTCCGTCGAGCCATCAAACGTCCCATCCGTGAGCCCGCGCGGCGGCGGTAAGTTTGTCGATCTGTGCTTGCTGTGCTTTCACTACGGGCAGGAGAGCCACGCCTAGAAGGTCGTACCGGACGCCGTCCACGACGCCGCCGTAGTAGGTGACGATTTCGGGAAGGGTTAGGGCGACTTCCTCAGCGATGAGGCCATACTCGTTTTTCGCGCCCTCGATCTTCTGTTCCGGGCCGATGATCCGGTTGCCGTCCGCGTCTTCCGGGAACCGGTACGTTGCCTTGCGGTCGTACCGGACAGGCCGCAACGCCAGGACGCTTGCCGGGTCCACCGGGTGGGTGACAATGTTCTCTTTGTACCGTTCAGACGAGACGTTCCTGCCGAAGTGGAACCCGCCGTCGTTACCAACCCACACGGCGTAGAACTCGGTGCCGGCGACGTTGTTCGTCCACCCGTATTGTGAACCGTCAGCCTGCGGCACAGTCCCGGACGTGATGTCCGCGCCAACATGCGTATGGCTTGATGGGGGGAACGTTACGGGGGTGCCTGAGATTGAACCCCACGTGGTGGTCTGGTTACCCAACCGAACCCATGTCGAACCAACCAGAACCTCAACCCCGTACTCGGTCGGCGCCGTCTCAATCAGCGACCCAAACCGGGCGACAGGCGTCGAGCCCGCGGCGTCATACGCGACGAACGTGCCCGTGTTCGGGTCAACGCTCACACCAACGGTCCCGTCCGGGCGTTTGAACTGCATCAAACCGTTCACCAGCACCCCGTCAGGGATGACGTTGATGCCAGCCGTGGCGAGGATGTTCGCCGGCCCGTACTCACGCAGTAGCCGTTCAAAGTCGGCCAGCTTCCGGGCGATCCAGTCATCCCCAGCGAACTGGGCGCCTAGCTGTCCAGGCTGTGGCATCAGATACCCCCGATAGCGGTTACGTCAATGAGTGGTTGGATGGTGTTGGCGTCCATGCGCCAACCAACGCAGCGGCCCGTACCGTAAATACCGTCAGGCCATGCGGGACCGGTGAGGTCGAACCCGATGTCATCCCCAACGAACCAGTCCTTACCGAGGCGGGGAGCCTCCGCCCGGTTCGCCGTGATTTCCAGCCCAAGCCCGCCGTCTTTCATCGCAGCAAGAGCGCGGTCAGCGTGAGCGTCAAGGGTGGCTGTGTCCGTGATCGACGTTGACGGCGACCACCTGTATTCGAACGCGGGCCGCATGTCAGTAGTGTTCGCTTTCTGGGACGACTGCGGGCGGGCGTCATCAACACCGGACGAAACCGCGATGACACGGTTAGCGCCCAACTGGGAAGTGTACGACTCGCCCAACTCCGCCGAAGTGACGGAACCGGGAAGGTAAAACTGTGCCGCGGGTTTCAACCCGGTCGGCGCGGACCTTCCAATACGGTTACCCACATAGAAGACGGGGGTAATGAGGTTGTTGACGTTCTCCCACCCAACAGTCCATTCCGGACCGCCAATAACGCCGGCGAGGTCGCCAAGGACCGAGTACACGGTCTTGTCCTCGACTGCTTTGTAAGAGCGGTCCCGTGCGGTGCCGTTGCTGCCCACTACCTGCACGCGGAGAGCGATGCCAGCCATGGCGGCTGTTGCAACGTAGGACTCGATGAGGTCTTTCGCGATCAGGTTTTGTGCCGTGCCGGTATAGGTTCGGTTTCCCACGTATCGCCGGTCAAAGTACGCCTCGGGGGTTGCTAGGGAGAGCTCAACCTGCCCTGCATGGTTGGTGCGCCGGTCTATGACCATGCCCCCCCAGAGCGGGGTTGAGCCGTCGTCATCGAGGCAGACGATCCACACGGCGCCGGGGCGTGTCGCTTGCCGCCAGTTCGGTGGGGCTGACAGTGCCGGGAGGGACGCGGTTTGTGTTTCGTAGCGCATCATCGTGCACCCGAACATGCCCCGCAGTTGGAGTTCGGGGAGGTCCGCGATCATTTGGCCGTTGTTGACGTTCACGGCAACCCAAGACAAAGTCACGCGGACCCTCCCGATTCAGTTATTCAGCTTCGTGCTTGCCCTCGTAGGCGGGCGTAGTCTCGGCGTTCGTCGCAGACGGGTTACCGTCACGAGCTCCCGAAACAATAGAGGTTAGGACCGACGCCAGCGCTGCCGTTGCAGCGACCGAAAGCATCTCGTTCCACGGCAGATTGGTGATGCCGATAGCGCCGGTGGTCATGAAACCCAGCAGCACTTGAGCGAAGGTCTTGACGGCGCGTTCGCCAGCGGCAAGCCAGAACTGTGCGCTCAACATCTACTTGCCTCCCAGCAACGCAGCAACCTGCTTGGCGGTCTCAGCCGGCACAGCGGCAGTAACAGCCGCAGCGATCTGCGCTGGATCCAGCGCAGCCAACGCGGCGTAGACAGCGCCCGCATGACGGACACCAGCCTCGCCGGGAAGTAGCGCGGCGTTGATTGTTTCAACGTTCTGGACCAGATCGTAGAGCGGACCAGCGTTGCGCTTTCCCGACTCTCCGGGGGCCGCGATGTTTCGGATTTCCGCGATGATGCGGTCAACTGCGTCAGACACTTCGGTCTCCTGTGGATCAGTGGTGGTTTCTTTGATGTCGCCGGCAGGACCAAGAGAGGCGGAACCGTTGGCTTCGTCTTCCCAGTAGTCGGTCATGAACAGGCGCGGGTTGACGCGCCCGTAAGTGTTGGTGTTGAGGTTGAAGTTGAACGGCAGGCAACCGACGTGGCAGTGCGGGCCGGTGCTCACGTTTGTGCCGCCGTCCGTGTTACCTGACAGGGCGATGATCTGACCGCGCTTCACGCGCTGACCAGTCTTCACGCGGAGTTCCGAGTTGTGCCCATACTCGAAGTACGGGGCCGTCGCGCCGTTCATATTGAGGACGACCATGAGGCCGCCATACATGAGGTTCCAGCCGAAGTTATCCGCGTACGTGTCATCGAACTGACCAGCAAACACAACCTCGCCGTCACCAGCGGCACGCACAGGCGTACCAACAGGCACGGCCCAGTCGTCGCCATTGTGACCACCGGGCGGGTTAGGCCCCCAGCCAGGATTAGCGCCGAAGTCCTGCGACCGTTTGACGGCACGGGGAAAGGGGAAAAGGTAACCCATGGCTATGCTCCGGGAGGGTTGACGTTGATAGTGGTGGTGGGTTGCGGCGGGCACTGCGCAAGGTGGTCCTCAAGCTGCTTATGCTGCTTGTCAACGGCGTCCCGCAAAGACTTCCCACTATTCGGGAACAGCTCATGCCGGATGGTTTCCAGGAGCTCGTCCTGCCGGTCCATGCGCTCGAACAAGCCGGGAATCTCTTTCTGCCCGGACTTCTTGTCCTCAGGGACGCCGATGATGCGGTCAATGAACCGCCCCCACTTCCGCAGGAACGGCCCAACCTTCCACAGGAAGAGACCCACAAGGAGAATCGCGACCAGCCACGGGGCGACGGGGATCAGGTCAGTTATCCATTGAGGGATCATGTCGTGGGCCACGTCGTTCCGTCGCAGATGATGAACGTGCTCGCGGCGGCGACACCTGAGAACGCGGTAGGCGTCTCGAACGTCACAGCACCAGCAGGGTTCACATACAAACGCCCCCACCCGCCCATAGCCGTTGAGGTTGGGACGATGATCATCTTGTTCGTCATGGGTCGGTAACCGGAAGGCACGGTCCCAAGCGTGTACTGGGTGTTTGCGAGCATCGTCAACGTACCTGAAGCGCGCTGCCAGGCACCCTCGAAGATCACGTCACCGTCCGCGTTCTGCGTAACCTGCGGGGCGGCGTAACCGGCCCCAAGGGGCAGGTAGAGCGCGTCGAGCGTCAGGAGCGCCCGCCCACCGACCCAGCGGGACCCGTTATAGCGGTATTGGCGGTCAGTGTCTAACTGATCAACGCGCAGCCCCTCGTACTCAGTGAGCGCATCCCGGTCAGCTTGTGCAGCCACAGGCTGAATACCGCCTGCGGTAACAAACCTTGCCGGGTTCAGCACCACAGAAGGTGAGCCCCCGCCAGTGGCAGGAACCGTGATCGTGCCCACAAGGAACGACCGCGCCGGCAAAGCGGGCGCAACAGGCGACGCGGAAGGTGTGCCTGCGAGGTACAAGACCTCGGCTGTGCGGGCACCAGAACCGTCGCCGCTGGATGAGTCGTTGACCTGGATGTAAACGATGTCCTTACGGGCATACGTCGCGTCAGCAGCGGTCACGGACCCTGTTACGTTGGCGTCCGAAGCCCACCGGTACGAACCCTGCGCGGTTGCTGCTGCGGGGGAGATGACCGCGGAGCAGGGAGTGAGGGTCCATGTCGTAGACGTTGCCGTGAGCACGTTTCCCGTGCCGACGCGGAAACCCTGTACAGCTTTGAGTGGGATGCCTGAGCCGCCCCCGTACAAGGGTGCGTTGGCTTGGCGCTCGTTTGACGCGGAGTATGTTGGAGCGCCACCACTGGCGTCCATAGGTTGGCAAGTAATAGTCATGGGTTAGCTCCAAGAGGGCTTCGTAGTGACCGTCAGTTGGGCGGTAGCGCTGTACGCGGCGGCGCTGAAAGCAATGTCGTTGTCGCCGGGGTCAAGGGAGAACCAGCCTCGGGAAGTCACGTAGCCGGCGCGGGCTGCCTGCCCTTGGGCGAGGACTTCACGGCGGTCCATGTCCACAGTCACGAACTCACCCGAAGTCAGTGCGAGGGAGGTGGCGAACGTGAGGGCTTGCCTCTTCCCGACATGGGTGACGGTCCACCCGCCTGCGGGGATTGGCCCGTCAACGCGGAGCCACACAGGCGCTTGGGTGTTGCCGGTGTTGGTGAGCCTGACGACGCCCGTCTCGGACACACCCGTGTAGGTGATCGGGTAAGTCGCCGGGTACGTGCGCCCGCCAGAGGATGACGGCAGCGGGGTTGATACCGTGATCAGGTCCCCAAACTTTCGTGGGTCCTTAGCGAACACCTGGAAACTGAACCATGCTTGCCGGTTGTTCAAACGCTTTGGGATGATTTCGCCCTGACGTTGCGCCAGTACGTGCCGGATGTATCCTGTCTCGGATACGACCATCGTGAACTGTTCCAACGTCACTGACGCGTTCAACAGGTCAAGGGCCGCGGACAGCAGTTCAGGGGACTCTGTGAAGATGTACCCCTCGATGGACAAGACCCGGCCCTCGTAGAACGCTTCCGAGGCGGTGGCGCCGTGGCCCCGCGCCCGCTGCGTGAACTGCGCAGTTGACGCGGGACTACCCCACCCGTCAAACCGTTTCACGATCCAGCGGGAGCCGTTGTCATCGATCGCGTTGAGCAGCAAGTCACCGATAGCGATCGGGGAAAGGCTGAACTCTTGTTCGGTGGTCCCTGGGTACAGGAGCCGGGACGGGTACGTTATCGGGCTTGGGTAAGGCACCCGTCCTCCTTAGACAGCACGCGCGGCCAGCACACGGGCGGTGGTGTAAGCCGTTGACACCGGGTTCCCCGAGGTGTCGTAGATGTTGAATGTGTTGCCGCCCTCAGGCAGCCTCCCGGTTTCGTTGGCGTGCAGGAGCTTCCCGGCGCCGATAGAGTCCACCGAGGATTTCTTGATGACAATCTCACCGGGGGTCAGCATCGCCGGGACCGTGTCAGTCCCAACGGGTTTGAACCCAGCGAAACCGCCGTTAGCGAGGTAACTGACCAAACCGCCAGTGTGGGGCAGTACGGGAGCGAATGTTCCAGGACGGAACGCCGTGTCGGCCGCTGATTCCCCGCCGCCGCCAGTGATCTGCGTTTGGATGCTGATCGTGCGGGCGCGGGTGAGTTGCTGCAACCGGGCCTCAGCCGCAGCGGCAGACGCCTCATCGACTGACACCTTCGTTGGCGGCACGCTGGCCGGAATCTTCATGATGGAGTCGATGTAGCGGATAACCGCGTCACGGTTCTGCCCGTTCGCCACAGCGTTATCGATGATCGCCTGCCGCTGCGTGATGAGCTTCTGTCGGGCGTCCTCTGACCTTCCGGTCATGGTTCCGAACGCCTCAGCGGAAAGCTGCGCGGACGACACAAGCTGTAGCAGGTTCCCGCGGTTCGTGACCGCAGCCTCACTGTTGCCCTCAAGGGCGGTACCGTTCGACTTGATGGTTTGCGTGGTCGAGATGAGCTGACGTTCAAACGAGTTCTGTGCCTGCTCAAACGACAACGACTTACCAGCCAGCAAATCAAGCTGCATTTTCAGCAACCCGCCAGCGTCGTTCTGCAACTGCATCTGCAACGTGGTCGCCGCCAACTGGTCAGCGGTCTTCCGTTCGGCTTCCTCAGCGCCAGCCAAAGCCGCTACGTTGGTGCCGAGCATGCCCGCCATCATCGTCAGCTTCCCAGCCTGCGCGTCCAACGTGGTCCCGGTCTGGCCCTTCGCTTCGTTGAACCGCTTCTCATACTCGACAGCCTGATTCAAGGCGCTGTTCTGGTTGCCGATTTCATCCCGAACAGACTTCACCGACGCCTGCACATCCTTGTTGATGCGCATCTGATCGACGTTGATACCACCCATTTCCAACTGGGTGCTGTTCACGTCCTTCGCTTTGGCGTCATAGTCATCCAAGACGCGGGTTAGTTCGCCTTGCGCGTCCTTGTTACCAAGCGCCGCCTGGGTCAGGGTTTCAAGGTTGATGCCGAGCTTCTTAGCCGCGTCAGCGGCCTGCGACTTAGCGATCTGCTCCGCTGTGTGGGAACGGACGTTCTCAGCGATGATGCCGTTGTCACGTTGCAGGGCCGCGGTGTAACCCATGGTCGCCGCCGTCGCGTCCTTCGTGGAAGCAGCAGACCCAACCATCACACCAATCAGGGCGCCAACACCAGCCACCACAAGCCCGATAGGGCCGAGGGACATGTTCAGCATGAGCCCGAAAGACTGGATGATGGGGATGAGCGCGGACCACGTAGCGAACGCGGCATAAGCACCAAGCGCGCCGGAAACCAACAGGGTAAGAACCTCAGTAGGGATCCCATCAAGGATGTCACCGATGACCTTGAGTGAAGTCAAAGCAACACTGCCCAGTGGCGCGAGAGCGGCAAGCAAGTTACTGACACCCTTGACGAGAGATTCGATGGTTGCCATGACCTGGGGCATGACCGCCAGGGCGTAGTCCCCGAAGGACCGCAGCCCGTTGCTGGAACCGATCGTAGCGAACCGTGACGACAACTCCCCAAGGTACCCGGCGAAACCCCGCATAACAGGATCCAAAGTGGTGAACATCCCAAGCATGCCTGACAGGCCGTTCGCTGCGACGTTACCCGTGACGCGGGAGAAGTCGCCCATCTGCCGGTTCAGGGACGGCATATAAGCGTTCAGGGTGTTAGCTGACCGGTTGAACCCCTCAAGGGTCCCCTCAGCCGATGTCGCGGCGAGGCCCCTGAACTGGTCCTTGATCTGCTCAACACCAGCGGCGTAGCGGTCACCAATCGGACCGCCCTTTTTCATTTCCTCGTTGACGCCAACAACGGCGAGGACACCAGCTACGCCGAGCGCGCCAAGAGCTGCGGCGCCGGCAGCGGCTACCCCGGCGATGGGGACGGCTGCGGGTGCGAGCATCGCAAGTGCCGAGTACAGGAGGTGGATGGACCCGCCAGCCTGCTTCGCGGTCGAATCTACTTTACGGTTCGACTCGGACGTTTTTTCTTTAGCTGCGGTGTCTTGCTTTGTGGCCTCGGTAGAGCGTTTCGTCCACTCGGTGAAGTCCATCTTCGGTTTGATGGACTCTTTGTCAGCCAACGCCTGCGCGATCGCAACCGTACGGCCCTGCTCACGCATACGGGCAAGCGCAGCGGAAGACGCCGAAACCTTCTTCTCAGCCACCTCCACGGCGGCGAGCTCCGCAACAGCCTGCTTCGTGCCAGCCGTCTCAACACGGATCTTCGGATTAGCCCTACCCAGAGAATGGGCGCGCGTCTCAGCCTGCGCGAGCTCCCGGTTCCAATCAGACGAATCAATCTTGAGATTCGCGACGATCGTGCCGACATTCGTGGACTCAGACACCGGGCGCCCCTTCCTGGGGTGGTTGGTTGTAAACCCGACAAATCAGCGTCGAGTCATCGGTAAGCAGCCCTGACAGTCGCCGCACGAACCACGCCCAAGACCGGGACCGCATGACCTCATGAAGGTCAATGCCGAGGTACCGGTTGAAGGAGTAATCGACCAGATCCCACTTATCGAGGATCGCGTCCCACGTGGGGGCGTTGGTGTTTACTTCCTCCGGGATTTCGTAGTATTCGTACGCTCCGGTGAGGGGGTCTTTGCTGCCTCTGCCGTAGCTTTCGAGGTCAAAGCCTCCGCGACTTCCACCGCTGCCTGTAGGGCTTTTGGGTCAATGCCCTGCTCCCAGATCAGTTCCGCGGCAGGGCGACCAGACTGCCAGTCTGCGAGGGCGACGAACGCGGCGCGGGCGATGACTTCGGGGCTGACGGCGTCGGCGGTCATCTCATCGAACGCATCGCCGAGCAGGAAAGCGTAGAACTCCGGGTCGGTCATGGACTCGTCCGTGTCGGGGTTCATGACCTTGTGAAGGTGGATGCCCTGCTCAATGGTCAGGGTCGGGACTGTGTACCGTTTGCCCTTGATGGGGAGGACGATGGGGCCAACGATGTCGGCGAAGTCGCGGAAAGACAAGGGGTGCTCCTGCTCATAAAAGTTTTTTGGGGGTGCTCATGGGTGCGGCCCCACCCGGTTGGTATGCACAGGTGGGGCCGCGATCAAAGGGGCGGGGCTGCTAGGCGCCTCGCGTGTACGCGAGGGCTGCGGAGGTGCCCGTTGCGTTGGTGACGGTGATGTTCGCCGCGCCGGCAGTACCAGCGGGGACGGTCGCGACAATGACCGCGTCGGACACGATGCTGTAGTTGGTCGCGTTGGTCGCGCCGAACTTCACACCAGTCGCGCCGGTCACACTGGTGAAGTACGCACCGGTGATCGTCACGAGGGCACCCTGAGCGGCGCCGGACGGGGTTGCGGAGACAAGCTGCGGGACAGGCGTGGTGACCGTGACATCGGCTACGTTCGCGAGTGCACCGTCGCCCTTGAACTCGACAGTGACCTCATCAAGGTCAGCTACACCGGTCTTCGAACGGTTGTAGGACACAATCGCGCGGCCCTGCACAGCTTCCTTGCCCGTGTCACGCAGGTACCAGCGCACGTAGAGGCGCTGAGCGTCACCGAACACAAGCTGTGTCGCCTTGCACAGGGCGAGGCCGGCGTCGAGGACACCGGCGGTGCGACGCACAAGGGCCTTGACCGAGGCGGTCCAAGACTTCATGGTCGTCTCGGAAACTGACCAGCCGTCCGTGTCATACGCGGATGCGTCCTGGTCGTTGTTCGCGACGTTGGGGTTGAAGTCGTTGACGCCGTTGATCTGCACCCATGTGATGCCGTCAGTGGATACGTCTACCCGGTATTTCCGGGCGAGGTCGTTGGACAATTGGTGCTCCTATGGGGCTGGTCGGTTCGTGGTGGGTGGCAGGTCAACGTCGGCGTAGAAGTTGATTGACACTTCCCACCGTTTGGAGTCGTCTTTGCCGTTCGGGATGGTTGATTGGTGCAGGATTTGGTTTGCGTGGCAGGTGCCGTAGGTGCGGTGTTCCTGCCCGTGGAGCAGGTTGTAAACCTGGTCGCGGATCCCGTCTGGGTCGAGGGGCTGGCCGGGGTTCCCGCGGATGCGTACCTGTAGGGCGATGAGGGACACGGGCACGTGCGGGTTGTCGTCAGCGCCGGGGGAGTAGGTGTTGAGGACGATCACCCGGTCAGGGGTGGTGGGCATGTCCTTGAACACGATCCCGGTTTCCCCCACAAGGTAGGGCGTGTCAGGTCGGTAGGTGCCTATGCCTGCGACGTGCAACTGTTGGGCGATGCCGGTGAGGAAGTCCGTACTGAACGTCACAGGGCTTTCCTCACTTCGTTAGCGACAATCTCAAGCACCACGGGTTTCTCCGTGTGCATGGGCTGTTCGAGGTATTTCGCTTGGCCCTTTTCGTGCCGCCACGTGAGTTCTTCGTGCTGCCGGCGCGCGTAGGGTCCGTCATAGGTGATGGTCGCTTCGTCGCCGTTCACGGTGACTGTTGCGGATCCGACGAGGCGCCCGGTTTCTTCGGGGGTTAGTGGGGCGGCGACGCCTCGGACGTGTTCCATGCCTTTCGCGGCGCCGAGCGGGGCGGCTGTTGCAGCCGCCTCAGCGACCTTGCCCAAGTCCAGGTGGAATGACCAGTCAATCGACACGCGCGTCCCCCTTTTAGGTCAGGTCGATTTCGAGGTGGTCCGGGAGGTCCAACGCCCCTGAGGTGTAGTTAGCGACACCGATCACGAACGCCGTGCGCCCGTCAATGGTCACCTTCGTGTCGGGGGTGAACTTTGGCAGGTGCGCGTTATCGCAGGCGAACATGGAGGATGAGACGACCTCTTGCCCGTTCTTGTCCCTGACGATGCGGCGTTTGTCTTCCAACCACCCAGGCACCGTCACGGGGGCGGCGAACACGGCACCCATCGCGCCCGTGCCCGTGAGGGTTTGGACGGTGAGGGTGTGCACGTAGAAGTCGTCAAGGTCACCCACGTTGGACTCCTGAGGGGGTGATGCCTGCTTGGTGGAGGATCATGAACGCTTCGGCGCAGAGGGTGATGGCGGCGGCGCGCTTAGCTTGGAAAGCGTTTACCGAGCCGGATACCGCCGTGTCATACTCGAAGCTGCCAGAGCCAAGCTTCTTAGCCCGAACCGGCGCCGTGGTGCTGATGCCACCCGCGACCGGGTCAACCCCGGCAGCCACCCAGTACGCGACCTGCGCGCACGTGGCATCCCTGAACGCCTCCAACACCGCAGCGTCGGACGGCAACCCGGCATCGTCCACGCCATACACTGCCGCGACCGTAGCGGACGTGATCAGCATCGACGCGGAGCGGAGCAACTGGGTAGCGTTCGCCGGGGGAGGCCCGCCAGTCCAAGCCGTGAGGGCGGTCGCGTCTGCATAAACCAGAACCATGTATGCCGCCTTCCAACGGGGCAGAGGGGCAGCAACCATGAGTTACTGCCCCCTCCAAGTGGGTGCTAGACCTTGAGGCCCTTGAGCAGGCCGTGAGAGCGCTCGGAACCGTATTCGAGGCCGATTTCGCCGTAGATCTGCACATCGTCGGATGCGCCGGTCTTGGCGAGGGCTTCCTCGAAGAACACGCCCTTGCCGGGGGTGTTCAGGAACACCGGGCGGAGCTGACCCATGGTCACAGCCGCGATGGAGTCCTGCGGCATGTTGCGCTCCAGCATCAGGCCGAAGTCACCGAAGTCGGTAACGATGCGGTCAACCGCGACACCAGCGATACGCTCGCCGGCGTTGATCAGGCCGTGAGCCTGACCGTAAGCGGAAGCGTAGGCCTTCGTGATGGCGAGCTTCTGGGACGAGTTCACGAGCAGGACGGGCATGCCGTTGAGGCCGCCGTTGTCGTAGATGCCCTGGATGAAGGTGTTGACATCATCGACAGCAAGCGCCGCGGTGGACGGGCGGTGCAGGGCGATGTTGGAGGCCGTGCCGAGGGTGATCGGGGCGCCGCCAGCGGTCAGTGCGACCTTGAACGAAACCGTGGTGGAGACGTTCACGACGTAGTACACGCGGCCCGCGACGATGCCCGTGGCAACGTCGGTGTTGTCGAACACGACCTTGTCGCCGTTGGACAGTGCGTGGGTCACGGTGATGGTGTCCGTGGCGGACGTGGCACCCGTGTAGGAGACGCCGGACTTGTCCGTCTTGTTCGTCACGATCGCCTCAAGAATGCCGCGCGTCTGACGCGGGGTAGCGTTCGTGGTCGGGTTGGCGTACTTGCCGTTGATGAACGACCAGTTCACGTCCAAGGCGATGGACTTGATGGCCTGCTGAACCTGCCAGTCCAGTTCGTTGCTGATCGGATTGGACCCGTCAACGCCACGGTACGGCGCGGCGCTCGGGGTGGTGACCTGACCGGAAGTGGCCTGCTTCGTGTACGAAACAGACACCTTTTCCTGGTGGATCTGCGCGACGTTGCGGACGTTCGAGCGGACGCGGCCCTCAGCGCCGGGTGCGGTGGCACCTTCAACGCGGACGCGGGTCTGCTGGTTCGGGTCGCGCAGGTCGTACGTCTGCCACTCGAACTCAACGGACGAGGTCTGACCGCCACCGGTCAGCCCACCAATGGCGGACAGGAACGGGGTCTCGTCGGGGGTCAGGGCGAACAGTTCGCCGTGGTAGTTGGGGAGGTTGAATGTGGTACCGATACCGGTGATGCCGGACATGCGGGCTCCTTCTTAGGGGCTTAGTTGGTGTATGCCTTTTGGCGTTTCAGCTTGATTGCCAGTGCGTGGTCGCCTGCTTTTTCGGCGGCGGCGATCCTCGCGTCAATGCCGACTGTTTCCCCGGTTCCACCGGCAAAATCGGCCCCACCAGCGCCGGGAGCCGGTGCGGCTGCCTTGAGCTTGGGGTTGTTCTTGGCGGCGTTCGTTGCCGCTTCCTTGACCGCTTCCCCGAATTTCGGGTCGGCGGGGTCGAGGTCTTTGATGGCGCGTTCGAACGCGCGGGAGTCTGTGACGGCTGCGGGGTCTACGCCGAGTTCGGCGGCGCTGCGCCAGACGATGAGTTCGGCGGACGTGTCACGGGCTGCGGCGCGTGCGGTGTCGCGTTCGGCTGCGTTGGTCGCGGCGGCGTCCTGCGCTGCTTTGAGGGGGTCCTCAACTTCGTCGCTGATGCCCAAGGCCTTGAGCGCTGCTTTGATTTTCGCGTCGGCTGCGGCTTCGGCCTGCTGCTTTTCGGTGCGGAGGCTTTCCACGAACGCTTCGTCGTAGGTCTTCGCATCCTTGGCGGTGATGACGTGCTCGCCGGGCTTAAGATCAACCTCTACGCCTTCGGGCGCCGGGGCTGCTGCGGCGGGTGTCACGGGCTCGGGTGTTGCTGCGGGAGTAACGGGGGTGTCGCTCATTACGGGAGCCTCCTGGGCTGTCGTTAGTTGGTACTGCGGGTATCGGGTACTCGTTCACGTGCGGGACGGCGCAACAGGCCAGTCTCGGCAGTGAACTCGCGGATACGTGCCTGTATCTCGCGTGCGCGGCGCCTCGCCGCTGCCCTGTCCGTGTCAGTCAAAGCCGCTTGCTCTGCGGTGCGCGCTGCACGGACAAGCCGTTCAAGATGGCGGAGTTTCTGGGTTTCCTTGAACCGTTCCGTAGCCTCAGCGATTTCCTCCGGGGTTCGGGTCACAAGCTTTGTGACGCCGGGGAAGTATGCGATGAGGGTGTGTTTGCAGTTCGGGTGTTGCAACCCGGCTGCGCGGGCTTCCGCCACTGTCCCGGCGACCTGGAACGCGACACGTCCCTTGCCGGTCGCGTCGTCCTCGGTGTACCTGCCGGCGCCCTTGCGGGAAAGGATCCTGCCCTCCCATGGGAGGCAGAGCTTGCAGGGGAACCCGGTCGGTGCGATGGTCCAGTATTGGATGCCAAGGGAGGTCATGCGGTCTTGGTGGGATTCGTTGTACGCGCGGATGGCTGCGGCGCGGGTTGCCATCTCGACGTAGGTGGAGAGGGTCCAGTCACGGCCCGCTGAATCGCGGAACCCGGTAACGCCCCCGTCAGTGAGCTCCCGCCATGCTTCGCGTTGCGCTTGCTGAGGGGTGCCGCCGACAACCATGCCGATAGATGCTTTCGCGGTGGCTGCTTGGTACGCGTCGGTACTGAACCGGGTGATGCGCTGGTTAGCGGCGGTGAGCCTGTCCGTTAGGTCGCGGGCGATGTGCTGCGCGGCGTTGAGCCCGTGCGGGGTTACCTGCGTGCCAGTGGCGCGGGTGTAGCGTTCCCGTAAAGCGGGGTGGTCCGTGAGGGCTTCACGCACTTCGCGGAGGGCGGCGGTGCTGCCCCGGCGTGCCGCTTCGACAGCGACACCCTGGGACAGTGCACCAACCTCTAACCCGAGCCGGGTAGCAATGGACCGCGCGAGGGCCTGCAACGCGGCGTACAGGGACCGTTGCGCCTGTGGTGAGTCATCGCCTAGGTGTTGGGCGATGATCGCCGCTGATCCGGCGATGAGTTCCTGCTCCGCTTCAGCGTACTTACTGACCAGCGCCGCTGTTGCTACCTCGATCGTTACCGGTAGGCTGTCCACCGGTTCCGGTTGGGGTTGCGCCATCGTTTACCACCGTTCCGAACGTCGCCGGGTCGGGGAAGACCGACTTCTCTTGCTGGATCTTCGCGGCCTCGGCCGATATCTGCGTCTCATCCCAGTCCGGGTGCAGGATCAGCAACCGGGTTTCGATCGACGCGGACTCAGCCTGCTTGAGCAGGTTCACAGTCGCCGCCAACGCTTCAAGCGGGGTCTGTACCGCATCAGCGAACGCGACCGTCACCGGCGCCGGCACAAGGTTCGTGCCGAACAAGGCCGCGTCCATGGCGAGGGCTTTGAACAGGATGCGTTCCAGCGCCGGGGTTGCGGCGCGGATCTTCCGGTCACGGGTCAGGTACGAGCGGCGTTCCTTCGCGGTCACCTCAGTCGCTGTCTTATCCCCACCGCTGGTGTCTTTTTCGCCGAACGTCTGCGAGCTGTAACCGGCTGTTCGGATGATGACCGCGAGCAGTGCCGCAGCCATTTCCAGGTGCTCGGTCACGCGGATGTCGAACTGGACCTTCTCGATCGCGAGCTTCGAATCAGCCGCGGCGCCGGGGGACGCGAGGACTTCTGAGATGATCGCCCGGTCGTTATCGAACGCGGCGCCCTTACCTGGGCCGAGGTCGTTCATCATGTAGGACGGGACGACGAGGCGGGCTTTGCCGAGCTCAAGTTCCCGCATCAACGACGAGTACACGCGGTCCAGGGCGTCGAGGAATGATTCGATGCCGTCAAGGTCGCTGCGTCCGAGGTAGGCGCCGTGTGGGTCGGTGCGCCATTTCCGGGTGGGGGTCATGTTGGGGACGTATTCGACGGCGAGGCCGGGGGTTTGGGTGCTGATGACCGAGTTGGCGTCAACCACGTCAGCGAGGTGCTTCGTCGCGGCGGACTCGGTCAACGGGATGCGGTTGCCGATGTCCGTGGCGGAGCCCTGGTAGAGGGCTTGCTCGATGACGCCGATACCGAAACTGTTCATGCTGTGGTGTTCGAGGTGGCGGGTGAACACCGTGCCCTCAACGTCCACCACCCGCCAGAACGTGACCTCAACCAGACGCCCGTACCGGAACACCGGTAAAGCGCCGTCAGCGTCAACCTTCGTCAGGAACACGTGATTGTAGAGGCTGTCATCCCATGTTGCGCGGAGGTACGAACCGCCCAGCGCGGCGGCGACCTCAGCGGAGGCGATCAGGGTCTGGTCGAACCCCGCCCCGGTGATCAGGTCAAGACGGTCCTGCACGGCTTTGTTCTTGCCCTTGCTGTCCTCCACGGTGAACGTGGGCGGCTCGGAGTAGAGCAGGTCAGCGGACACTTGGCACAGGTCGGAGGCCAGGGGCACATGCAGTTTCGTGACGCCGGCTTCCCCGTCACTGCCCTTGGGGGTCCAGAACCAGTCCGCGACCCGGTTGAGCAGGCCGCGGCGTACACCGGCTGGGCCGGGGGTTCCGTTCGCGGAGTAGGCGGTGCGGAGCATGTTGACGTCGTTCGCGTACCACGCGGACCAGATTGCGTAGTCTTCGTGGATGTGTGCGACGTTCCGTGGGGGCCACTCGGCGCCGTTGACGGGCAAAGCCATTAGGTGGCCCTCCTTGGTACGATTGGGGGATGAGGAAACTTGTGGGGGTGGTCACGGTGTTGTTGCTCGTGGCCGGGTGTTCCGCTGGTACGGGCGAGGCGGGGTTTGTTGACCGCGTCAAGGGGTCCGTGCGCACGCCTGATGGCGGTGACTATGGTTCACTGGTGCAGGTCGGTCGTGACGTGTGCGCGTCGAAGGACACAGCAGCCGCAACGGCCCAGCAGTGGGCTGATGCGGGGTTCCGTGAGGACGAGGCGAAGTCGATTGTCACCGCAGCCGTTGAGACGCTCTGCCCTGACCGTAAACCGTGGCTTGACGGGCACTAACCCGCCGGGTGGTTCATGTAGGGGCGCCAGTTCGTTTCCGTGGAAACGACGGCGTACCTAAGGGCATCGACACTATGGTCGTTTACCTTCATGGGCTTGTCTTCGCCTTGCTCGGTTGCCTTAGCGTCCCAGGCGTATTCGGACATTTCACCGATGAGGCCCGTGCACTTGTCCGACACCCGCAACCTGCCGCTGTCAAGGACTGACGCGACGGTTTGGATGCCGTACAGCACTTCGTTGTTCGCGGGGAACATGTTCACGATGCCCTGCGACGCCATCTCCACCCGCAGCGACGCGGCGGACGGGTCATGGATCAACCATTCCGGCATGGGCCTAGTGCCGTCAGGGAGCGTGAGCCCGTCGAGCCATTTGGTGATGCCCTCAACGATCGCGGCGTTGGTCAAGTTGATCTGATCGGCTTTGGAGTCGTGCCGCCACTCATCTATTGCGTAGAGCCGGTAGTCCTCGCCGAGGCCGAGCAGGATCGCGCTGGTGGCGTTCGTGGTGCCGTAGTCGATCCCGAGCCCGAGAATGCGCTGCATCCTGGGTAGGTCGGCGTACTTCACAATGTGCGAATCAGCTGACCACATGTCATAGATCGCGCCCTCAGCGTTCGTCCACTCACCCTTGATCATGCGGTCGTAGAACACGCCCGAGTAAGACGCCTTCATGTCGCGCATGTAGTCCGCCGTCAACGATGGGTTGTCATCCATGGTGAAGTGGAAGACTTGCATGTTCTTCTGGCGGGCTTGCAGGATCCACTCTGTACGGAGCCAGTGACGTGTGGAGCCTGGGTTAGTGGTTGCGAGCAGGCGGGGCGGGTTGGGTGTGCGGAGACGGGAGACAAGCATCTCCCAAAACCCCGTGGTGTTGTCCTTACCCCGCGGCAACAGCGTCGCTTCATCAACGTATGCGAGTTCGATCGTGGAGCCGCGGATCTTTTCCTCAGAGCGGGCGTCGTTCGCCCCAACGAGGTGCACGGTCTTCCCGAGGATGATCGCGACACCGGAACCTTTGGTGTGTTGGATCGCGCCGGCAGCGAGCCCGTACAGGCGTGCGTCCATGAGTGGTTCGAGGATGTTCCGCTCAATGGTTTGCAGGGTTTTGCCGATGATGACGATAAGGCCGGTGCCCTCGGTTTTTTTGATCGCGATGAGGAACGCGAACAGTGAGGCGATGGTCTTGCCAGCGGAGACGGCACCGACCCATAGGCTGATCTTGACGGGTGGTACGTCGTCGCTGATTTGGGTGGCGCGGACGATGGAGTTGATTTGCTTTTGGGACAGGGGCGCGGTCACTCTGGCTGCCCGTCGCTGGTCGGGTTGAACGCTTGCGCGAGTCCGTTGATGAGCTTGTCCATGACCGAATCAACCTCGGCGGTCTGGTTGCCGTCTTCCTTGGGCGCGAGACGGGCGATCGTGCCAGCGTGGGAGGCCAGGGATGAGGCGTTGGAGCGTTTATCGTTGGGTGGGATGAAGTCGAGTTCCCGGACTTCCTCCGCGCCCGCCATAGCCCGCAGCACGGTCTTCCATTTCTGTTCGCCGCGTTGCACTTTGCGTATCTCGGCGGCGTCGTGCTCGGCGATACCGATCACGTCCAGCCGCAGAGCGCTGATGCGTTCCTGCGCGGTGAGGACGTTCTTTTCGATCGCGGCTTTCTGGTCCGTGGAGTCGTACCTCATGCCGTTCCGGGTCATCCATTGCCCGACAGTGGACTTAGCTTTGTTCAGGTGGGCTGCGATGTCGCGGTGGGAGTCGCCGCGTTCGTAGGCTTCTTTGATGTAGGCCTTGTCCGTCTCGGATAGTGCCGGTGGTCGTCGGGTCGCCAACTGGCACCTCCTGGATGCGCTCGGCGGTGGTTATGTGGTGTGGTTCCACCCTTTGGTTTCGTAGAACAGTGCCCAGTCTTTGGGTGTGGGTAGCCACGGCTTGGGGGCTTGGAGGCCTGCGGCGGTGATGGCTGTTTGGGCTAGGGCGGAGCAGGTTGTTGGTCCCCGGTTCGCAAGCCATTGCTGGATGCGTGGGGGCGTGTCTGTGCGGGTAATGGCCGCGATGGCGTGGGCTGCGCAGGCGAGGTAGTCGTACCGGACACCGATGCTGTATTCGGCGATACCGGCGATCAAATGGGCTTGCCGGTCAGTCAGCACGTACCGTGACCATGTCACATGCGGGTAGTCGCTGATGAGCCGGCGCCTCGTCCCACCGGGTTCAGCGCTGATGCATTGGACCTCGGATGTGGCAATGATGACGTGCGAGGTGTCGCAGCGGGTCACCCATTCGATGATGCGGGAGATGGGGTGCCGTGATTTGCGGACCAACCCAACCTGACCAGTGATCATGACGCCCTCTTGCATCTGTGACACCGTGTGCGGGTGGTGGGCGGGAAAACGCCGAGCTCGCAGAGGGTGTAGACCTTGAACGTGGTGGCGCTGGGTGACGCGCAGGTGGGGCACCAAACCCCTTGTGCGGTTACCTCGGCGTGGAGGGTGAGCAGGATCGCCATGCGGTTACCTCCATGTGCGGAGCCAGCGGCGAGGCCGGTACAACACCAACCACCGCCGCCTCATGCTGTGAGGATCGTCAACGAGGACAGGTCGAACCCGTCCGGGGTCACGTCGAACACCATCAACCCAGGATCACTGTCGCGTCCGTCAACCTGCCGGAACCAGTCAGAACCGTTGTCCAGGGTGGGGGCGCCGAGGCAGTACCGTTGACGCCCGTTCACGGGGTTACGGCCTGCTACGGAGGCGCTGAATGAGTGGTAGTGACCGTGGACAAGAACGTCAGCGGTAGCGGCTGCTTGCGCGCCGAATGCTTGTTTCTGCCACCAAGCCACAGCTTGACCGGGTCCGAACTGGTTACCGTGTACGAGGCCGATACGGGTGCCGTGGAAGTCCACAGCCACACTCTCGTCGTACTCGGCTGGGCGGACCCATGACACGTCCATGCCAGCGGCGGCGGTGACCTTGCCGACTTGCTTGTGCATGAATAGGCCGAGGTCGTCGGATGGTTTGCCGAGGTTTTGTTTCCCGCACCGCCATGCAGCATGGTTGCTTGGTATGCCTGCGACGGTGACGGGTGCGAACTGGTGGGCGAGGTTGATGAACTCGAACAGCTCTGTCCCGTATGTGTCGAGTTGACCGGACAGTGACAGGTCGTTGGTGAACATGGGGTTACCCCCGGACTCGAACCCTTCGATACCGTCGCCAGCGTCGGCGATGAGGATCTGCGAGGGGGTGCGTTCCTCAAGTAGCCGGTAGAGCTTCTTCCGGATCAGGGTGGAACGTTCGATGAGCTCAACGGTTCCGCCTCGGGATCCGGTCTTGCCGATCTGCGGGTCAGCCCACACCACAATTGTGGCGCGATCGCTACCATTCTGTGATGGCTGCGGGGTGGCCTGCTTGGCTGCTGCGTAGAGGGCCGGCAGGTTGATGTCCTCCGCGGCTGCGTCAACGGGCTTGGGCCGTACGTTGTTCAGCTTGTTCCAGAAACCGTTCCCAGTAGCGTTGGATGTCCAGCCCCAGGAGAACGTCACCTTGTCAGGGTCTTGCCCAGTGGAGCGGATGAACTCGCGGTAGTCCTCAAATCCCCACGGACGTAGGGAAAAGCGTACATAGTTCGCAGACCCGTCTGCGTTGTGCGTTTCGGATTCGCCGGCCTCAGCCTTGGGCTGTGTGCCGCATGAGCAGTCACCGTTGCGGTGGTTGTTGACGCTGGACTTACCAACCCCGGCGAGCTTGGCGGCTTCGCGGGATGTGAGGTTGTCCCATTCGGGGAGGTTGGCGCCTGCTGCTGTGGCGTACTTGCAGGCGGTCATGGTGGGCTCCCTTGCTCATGGGTAAGTGTTGTCTCTGGTTTTGCTTCCGGTTTGCCTGAGACGGTTTCCGGTGGTTCGCCGCGCTTGGGTCCGTGTTCTTATGTGACGGCTCACTTGGGCGGGACGTTTTGGCAAAGTCTGCGGGAATCGAACCCGCGCTTTCGGTTTTGGAGACCGATGGGCTACCACTACACCAAGACGATGCGTGCCATTTACCACGCGTCCGTGGCTTCGATGATGACTCACCGCCCCGCGCTGTACCGTGTAGGCGCTACAGGGACTAACGAGCGCCACAATGGGCGCTGTGCCCTGCCGCCGAAGCGAGCAGGGGTTGAGCAGGGCATTGAGGGATCGAACCCCAATTGGCGGGTTTGGAAGCCGCTGTCTTGCCATTAGACGAATGCCCCGATGGACCCCGCACGCTCATGTTCATGCGGGGCTATTTAGTTGTCCGGTCCCGGTTGCGGGGTTTCCGGTGGTTTGGTCCTGTGGTGTGGCAGCGCTGGGCATGCGCCACGTCTCAGATGAGCGGCTGAGGGAAGGCGTTCACCACACCACAGGGGCTTTTAGCGGGTTCCAGGCGGATAAGCGCCGAACCCTTGCGAAGGCTTTGAATCGTTGATGCCGAGGGTGATGGGGATTTCGATAGTCCCAATCTCTTTGGGTTCGTCCGCGCCAACTTGAATGAGGACCTTCGCGAGGATGCTCTTTACTACAGCGGCCATGGGTTGCTCATTTCTTGAGGTTGGTTAGCTCGGTGGCTTCGGGCGGTTGGATGTGGTCATTCAGGAATCGTGTTTCGTCCAGGAGGTGGAGGACGTTGCAGCGAAGCTTGATGACGGGCATGTGCTCACGACTGTGGTGTGCGCAGAACAGGAGCTCGCCGCTGTCAGGGTAGCCGGCGTCATTCAATCCGGTTTCGATGATGACGTGCACGTACGCGCGACTGCCACAAGCATCGCACCTGTGGAGGGCGTTCAACGTGGGTTTGTGCATTTCCGCCGCCATCGCGAAGCCCCGATTCATCTGGCGCTACTCACCGGTGATGTAACCCGTGATGCGCGGCTTACCATGCTCCCGGCGAACCTTCGCGATATGCGTAAGCAAGTCGGGATCCTTTTCGAAGTTCTCGCGGTTGCCAACCCGGAGGTGAGCGAACTGCTTGTGACGTTCGCGTTCAACGTCCCTGCCGCCCGGTTCGGTGGCGAGGACATCAACGAGGTCAACGCGTAAGCCGAGCATACGTTCTTGCATGTTTTGGGTGAATCCGATCTTGATGTACTCGCCGATTCGGATGTAGTAGACCTGCCGTTGGGCTGCGTACGCTTCTTTGCGTCGCGCGTCCCGTTCGTCTTTGGCTGTGGGTGCTGGCGGCTTGGGCTTGAGCACCGCGTGAACGTTGTTCAGCGTCCCATCCAGGAGCTTGAAAACGCTATATGCGTGCTTGAAGCAGATGGGGAATGGCGCGTCAACCATGGAGATTGCGTCGCAGAACTCGCCATTTGAGATGGTGGCCGTGCAGCGGGTGAGTAGTGTAGGGTGCTTCATATCGACTCCTAAACAGTCGGTCACGCTCCCGGATGCTGGCAGGCATTGCGGGAGCTTTTACGTGCTCAAAAGTGAAGCTCCCGAGCCGGCTGGCTGGGAGCTTCATTTGGATCTGAATATTTCAGGATAAAATTAGAATAGGACGGAATCGTGCAACTTGTCAACACTTCTTGCACTAAGTTGCGGGAACTTCGTCAAAGTGTGGTGCGAGAGCGAATCGGTAGACGGTGTTTTGGATGTCGAAGTGCTCATCCCAGCTAGCTTCCGGGTATTCATCACCGGAGGAAAGCTCGTTGTACTGGCGCTGATACCTGCGGGCGTTGAGCTTGTGGTATTCCGCCATGAGTTCAGCGTCTGTGAATCTTTTGTCTACCATGCCGGTTGCGAGGGCTTCGGGCATCCACTGGCCTTTATACCGGACAATGTTGGGTATCTCTGCGTGCCTTGGGTGGTAGGTGAGGAACCCGCATTGGACTTCCCTCATGCTGCTTTTCCTTCGAGTTCGATGATGCGGTCGATGGCTACTTGCAAGGGGTGTCCTGCGTCGTTGAATGAGCCTGCGATTAGTTCGAAGGCGAGCATGTCGCGGCGTTCCTCGCGCTTTTGCTCGACCTTCCACTGTGCGATGGCCTCGGCGGCTGCGAGGTATTCGAGGCCTGTTTTGCGGGCGTAGTCGGCGCTTGCGGTTTTGCATGACCATGTGCCGGCGTCTGAGCCTACGTCTACGTGTGGGACGCCGTCACGGTCAACTATCTCGGCTGTGGGCAGTTCGGAGCGGCGGATGAACAGGTATTCGGCTTCTATCGCGAGGGCTGCGGCTTTGTCCTGGCGTCGCGGCTGCCCGTCTGGTCGTGTGCCGAGTTCTTTATCGGCGGCGGTCGCGATCAGTTGGGCGAGACGGTTCGTTTCGTTGTTCATGGGTTCCCTTTGCGCTATTGCTGCGCCGTCGAAGTATTAGGGGATCGGTAAGGTCTGGGTTTGATCTTCTGCCACCAGGATTTGTGCTGCGCAACGGCATGACCGCACCGAAGGCATTTCCAGTCCCAATAGAAAGGGCCGGGAACGGGCGTAGAGCAGGCCAGCACTGAGGCGCTCACTGTCCGCTCCGGTAGGGGTTGGGGACGTTTAGCGACAGTCCGGGTTCGTCGCTCATGTGTCGCATGGCCCGTGACTTGCCTGCTGCGAAGCCCTCGTCCCATGCTTGCGCGGCGATGAACGGGGCAGCGGCGGTGAGGGCGGCGCGAGCGATGGTCGCCGCCTCAAACTCGTTCTTAGTTCCGGTCAGCACAACCCAAGCAGCCGCTTCTACCGCTTCGTCAGGGACGGTCCCTCCGCTTACTTGGATGCGTACCGAGTCGCGTGGCTCAAAGGGCCGCGCGACACCACCAGCAGCCGCTTCGTCAGGGACGGTCATGCAGCGTCCTCGTAGGTCTTGGCGAAGATGTCCGGTTTGCAGGGGTAGAACTCGCCGTTCACGCCCCTGATGATGTAATCGCCGTATTGAGCCCACATGAAGCCTTCAAGCGTCTTGACCTGGAATGCGTGGGTTGTCTCGATGCCTCCTTGGCGCATGATGTAAGGCGACAAGACTTCTACATCACCGCCGCCGTCGAAGATCCACGAGGTAACGTCTGGTCGGCTGTCCTCGGTGACTTCCATAGCTTCGATGACTACGGGCTTTTTGCGGTACTGCTTCGGGGTGCTCATGCTGTTCTTCCTTCGAGTGGTGTGCGGCGTGCGTTGTGGTAGAGGTCGAGTACGTCGTTGAGGCGGTAGGCGGGTGGGATTGGGTCGCCGGTTTCGTTGGTGGCGGGGTTGGCGCGTTCGAGTTTGGGCGGGTTGCCGTTCCTGGCGGTGGCCCATTTGCGGATCCGGTCGGCGGTTACCTCAATCCCGTACTCAGGCGCACTGAGTTTGCGTGAGAGGTCGGCGGGTGTGCCCACATGCTGCCCGAACACGCCCTTAGCGAAGTCACGCCACGCCAAAACCTCGTACGTTTCCCCGCATGTTTGGCAGCGTGCTTCTGGTTGGCCTTTGATGGCGTAGAGGTCGGTTTCGCATTCGGCGCATCTGCCGGCGAAGACTTTGGGCTCACGGCGTGTGCGTGCCCCGTCGAGCCCTTCCGTGTGGGTGAGTAGGGCTTTGTGGAAGTCGTCTGCCCATAGTTGCCCGACGATCCAGGCGGCGCGGGCGAACAGGTAGTTGGTGAGGGAGTGCACGTCCCGGCCTGTCAGCCCTTCGCCGGTTTCCATGGCGATCCTGAGTGCCCGATCCATGAGCAGGCGGTGCGCGGCTGCTTTCTTGTCGATGAGGTCAACGTCCACGGGTAGCGGCGCGTGCTCATGCGAACCAGACGAGGTGCGGTGACCGTAGCTTGCCGTGAAACTGCCCCGGCCCACGTTCACCGCAGCCACCACCTGATCCAGGGTTGTGAGCGCCCGCTCAAGCTGCTGTGCCGTGACCGTCACGCGTCACCCTTGAGAGCAGCAACCACGGCGGCAACGAGGTCGCGTGAGAGGACGTACCCGCTGGCCCGCATTGTGCTTACTGCCGTCTCTGCCTGCTCCAGTACCGCTTCGGAGAACATGACCGCATCAGCAGCGGCAAGTCCTGTCTGTGCTTGCTCAAGTGATTCGCGCTGCACTCTTGCCCTTGCCGCTGTTGGGCTTTCTCCGTGCGCCGCGAACGTCCACACTTGCGGACCCCAAACACGAGGCGACATAGCCCTTGCCGCTGCTTCGATGCGTTCCTGGGTCATCGGTTGTCCTTGTCTTGTTCGTGTTCGCAGTGTTGGGGGTTGAGGTGGTGGAGTAGTTCGGGGATGTTGTATAGGCCGGTGCCGCGCATTTGGTCGAGTGCGTAGCGGGCTTTCGCGAGCTGACGGGATGCGTCACACATCAGTCCCTCCAGTAGTAAGCGCGGGTTCCATCCTCGGGACGAAACTCTGGGGCGATCTTGCACCACCACGTATGGTCACCAAGCACCTTGCATTCGACGCAGGTGTTTGCTTCCGGGAAATGCTCGGTGCAGTATGGGTTCGGCTCCATCATCGAGCCGGGTTCTACTGAGCTTCCGTACGTGGTCCAGGTGCTTGGGTCGGTGACGGTGCACGTGCAGTCGCTCATGCTTCGCCCCTGAGCGCTGCCTCAACAGCGGACCGGAGCGAAACAATTTCGTCCATGTGGTCGCACTCCGCAAGCACGGCTTTCACGGCGGCGAGTAGGCGGGCGGTGTCCGTGGGGGCGTTCGCGATGAACTCTTGGTTCCGCCGCTCCGGGTAGAGCAGCGCCGCGCAAGTGAGAACCTGTTCGCCGCCCTTCCCTTCGAGGACTCTACGAAAGTTGGAATGATCCCAATCCCACGGACCCGCTGTTGCCGCGTTCAAGCGTTCCTGGATGGGTTCGAGCAGGTGCGGGAGACTGTGATGCTCAGGATGGGTGGTCATTTGCGGGCCCGGTAGTTCTTGACGATGTTTTCTACTTGCGCGATGGCTAGTGTTGCGTCGAGGTTGGAGGCTTTCTTGTACCCGTGGACTTGGCAGGCGAGGTATGCGATGGCTTGGAGCATCTCGGCTTTGGTGCCGGTGAGGTGGTTGATCTGTTCCTCAGCCTGGGCAAGCGTCCAGCCGTGCTCTTGTTCAGCTGGCGCCATCGCAGGGTCAAGCCTGAACATCGCGGCGTCGCCTATGTCCAAACCCTTAGGGCGTGGTGCTGCGCTCATTTGTGTGTCTCGGTTCTGGTTGGTCATCATGCTCGCTGCCCTTCTTCGAGTTCGGCCACGCAGATGCCTTTGCAGGTTGCACAGATCATGGAGTCGTGCCAACCTTCCTCGCCAATGCCAAGTCCTGACTTGGGGCCACCGATCCAGCCCATTGACCAGCGGTGTTCACGACCGAACCGGCAAGAATCGGTGTGGGTTGGGCAGCAGGTTCGCGGCGCTACTGGCTTGCGGTTCCTGCTTGGCTTGATCTTGATGACGAGGCTCATGATGTTCGCCGGCTTCCATGCTCCGGGGCGGGCCGCTCATAACCCGCCTGATGTGTCCTAGTTTACACCAAAACCCGCAAGAAAGTGCAACAACTTACGAACTTTTACCCGGACGTTTCCCCGACAGCAAAGCCACCAAATCATCCACCGTCATAAACACAACCTGCCGGCCAGGATCAGTCGTCCCACGACGCTTCGCCACCACAACACCAGCTATCGCGTTAGGCAGATTCAGGCGTTGAATCTCCACCTCAGTCAGCCAAGTGCCAACGAGGAATCTGCCGCCATAGTCCTTGCATTGGACGGCAACAGGCTCGTCGTTGAACGTCTCCACATTCCCGATGTCGCCGCGATCGTTGGCGCCGTATTTGGGCTGCCGATCGATAAACCTCGACACATGCGCCCGCAAATAATCCGCAACCGAACGCTCATGCCGACTGCCCGCAGCCTTCGCACTAGACCGTGACCTAACCACAAACAACCCCCTCACAAGCCACAGGCTCGATTCTCCCGGCCTCACGCGCACGCCGCGGAAGGATGGACGCCCCCTGTTCTGTAACAGCGTTAGCAAGCGCTTTCCAAGTGTTTTTCATGATGCACGTTCTTTCAGGGTTGTTTCACGTTGTTGTTTTCCGGCTTCCAGGAGTTGAGCCCAGCGTTGTGGGTCGCGTTGGCGGAGCGGGAGTTCGTCGTTGGGCTTCGCTGGTGCTGCGGTGAGTGCCCGTTGCGCTGCCGCCTCGGAGGACTTCAACTGTCGTGCCCGTGTGGCGATTTCGGAGGGTGCTGGCGCGGTCGCGTACAACCTGCGGTGCTCAAGGATCGCGGTCTTCGCATGCTGCGCCTCGGTCCGCGCCAGAGCGTGAGCCCATGTCGTCACGTTCGGTTCGTTGAGCTGCACCCGGCCATCGAAGGAGTTGATCCAGGTGAGCATTTTGATCACGTCAGGGGTTTCCACTAGGCCTCCAATTCGAGGATCGGTTCGTGCGGGTGTTGCTGGGCTTCCCAGCCGTGGAGCAGTTCGATGCCCTTGGCGAGAGCTCGCTGCCCATGGTCCGGTTGCGAGCCGCCGCGGGCTGGGAGCGGGTCGTCGTCCCAGCAACCGCCGTTCAGCCACGTTGCCGGGTGCTTTGTGAACTCAGGCACCCGGTTCGGATCTGAGGCGTAAGCCCTGACCCCGGCTAGCAGCGTCTCGGCGCTGACCAGCTCCCTGGCTTTCGCGTAGGCTCTCTCGGCTGCTGCCCTGCCCGTTTTGCGGGGATATTCGAGGTACCAATCCAAGAACTCATCCGGTCGCGGACGCGCTCGCGCGTCTTTTGATTTAGCTACGTTAGTAGCTAAGTCTTTGTCTATGTCTATGTCTGCTACAGGTTTGCTACCGGTTTGCTTAGCATTTGCTTTAGCACTTGCTAGACGGTTTGCTTTGGTTTTGCCACCCAACCTGCCAGCCTCGGAGCGCTTCTTACGGAGCTCCGCTATCTCCTGCGCGGACTGCTGATGCTCCAGGTAGTCGTGCATTTCGACGTGGGTTTCGTGCATGATCGCGTAATCGACCAGCAGTTCTTTGCGGACCTTTGGGGGTAGCCGGTTGAACAGGGCGAGGGGGATTTTCCCGTCTGTTTCCTGGCGGTGTGAGTAGCACCAGAACTCGACTACTGCGCGGAAGGCTTTGTCTGAGAGGCCGATTGTTTTGGGGTGTTCGGGGAATCCGTCGTGGACTTTGATGAAGTACCGGTCGTCAGCCACTCCGCCTCCTTTGTGCTTGTTGTTCGCGTTGTTGGCGCATGGTTTGTTTGCGTGCTGTGTCCGCTTGTTTGCGCTGCTGCCGGCGCTCGGCATCCGAGGCGTAGGTCATACCCTTACCTCAAGGATGGTTTTCGAGGGCACCCGGTAGTCTCCAAAGTCGCCACTGACCGTAACTGTTGCTGAGTTCACGCGGATTACGCGGTGCCATCCGTAGTGGGTGCGGACGGCTCGTGCCACTTTGAGTTCTTCGGGGGTGAACGGAACAGGCTTGGTCCGTTGTGCGTATTCTTCTGCCTGCCGCGCCGTTTCGGCTTCCTGTGCCGCTTTCGCCTCGGCTAGGCCTTGGTCAATGCTCCGCTCGGTCGCCGCGGCACGTGCCCGGTAAGCGCTTCGGGTGTCACGTTTCATGCTGCGATGTCCTTTGCGTATCCGTGGTGCTGCGGGTCGTCTATCAGGTCTTCGTCCCAGGCGAGTGGTGGGAGCCATCCGTTGGTTTGGGCTACGATCCGGGCGCGGGTTGCCGCGCGTGACGGTAACGGGTTTGGGGTCATTTGGAGCCGGGTGAAGACATCAGCTATTGCTTGGGCCGTTTCAGCGCGAATGTACTTTTGCTTGAGTGCGTGTCTTGGCTTGTCCGGGTGGATGCCGGCAAGTTTGGCTTGTTCTTCGAGTGGGTAGCCGATTGCGGCGAGGGCTTGGACGCGTCGGATGGTCCCGGTTGCGTTGGTTTTTCCTTCGGGTTTGGTTCGGTCTTCGAATGTGACTCTGAGGATGGATTCGGAGGTGCGGTTGATGATTGTTTTCTGGCCGTCGAGGATGCGCGAGATGGTTTGGTGTGCGTTGGCTGAGTGGTGAGCGATTTCGGCTTTTGTCATGCCTTGTTTGAGTAGGTTTCGGATGTGTTTGCGGGCCGCTGCTGCGTCTACTTTGTGGGGGCGTGGGCGCCCGTATGCTTCGAGGCGGCGGTGTCGGTCTCGGTCACGGGTGGCTGCTTTGGTGCATGGGGTGCAGCGGCATGCGTGGGTGAGGTAGTTGTTGCGTGTGCCGTGGTAGTGCTGTGTCCTGGGGCAGTGGCAGTTGGTGTTGGGGTTCAATTGTTTTCCTCGAATCTGATGGCTAGGTCTGGTCTGTTGTGGCGTCGTAGCCAGCGGGCGAGTGTTTGTTCGTGTTTGTAGCCGGCGACTGTCATGGCGGTGTGGCTTGATTGGCCTTGGGCGAATTGCCATTCGATTTCTTCGATGAGGTGCGCGGGTTTCATGCTGCGGCCCGGATTTCTTTGTTGGCTGTGGTGACCCATTGTTGGCGTGCGATGGCTTCGTCTGCTTTGGCGTCTTCGCGGTGGATTTCGACGGCGTTGAGGTTGCGTCGTGCTGCGAGGATGTCGCCGCCGTGTTTGTTGGTGTTGTAGACGTTGGCTTGTGCGACGGCGAGGCGGTGGGTCCATGCTTCGAGGATGTGACGGGCTTCGTCGTAGCGTGCTTTGGCTATTTGGGTGGGGGTGGGTTTTTTGCTCATGGCTTGCTCTCCCGGGGTTGGTGCGGGCGCCGACGTGTGGCCGGCGCCCGCAGGTGGATTAGAAGGACGGTTCGTTGCCCCAGCCGCTTGTGCTGGCTGCGGGAGCGGCCCAGGGATCGTCCTGTGGGGCCTGCTGGGAGCGGGGCTGCTGTACCTGCTGGGGCTCGGCCTTCGCCAGCTTGCGTACCGTCTGGAGGTTCAGGACAGGCTTGGACTTCTTCTCGCCGTCCTTCTCCCACTGCTGCGTTTCGAGGCGCCCGACGACGTACACCTGTTCGCCTTGGGTCAGGATTTCGGCGAGGCGTTCGGCGGTCTGCTCCCATGCTTGGGCGTCAACGTAGAAACTCTTCGTGGTGACCCATTTGCGTTGCTGGTCGTCATATTTGGAGTCATTGAACGCGAGCCGCATGGACAGGACTGCCTTGCCTGACTGCGTGTAGCGAAGCTCGGGGGCGTTGATGATTCCGGCGATGTCGGTGATGGTGGGGATGCTCATTAGGCTGCTTCCTGGGTGATGGTGGTTGCGTATTTTTCGAGGTTTGCCGGGGTGGTGTAGATGGTGATTGTCTTTGTCATACGGCTTTCTTGGTTCGGAGTGGCCTACGAGTCCAGTGCCATGAGCCGTGTTGGCATTGGTAGTAGCGGACTGGTTCCCCGCCTCGCGCGGCCCAGACTCGGGCGTGGACGAGGCGGGATTCCTCAAGAGTTGAGGATTGGACTTTCCCGCAGGCACAACGGTTACGCGGCATCGGGCGCGGCGTCATTCAGGAGGTCGATGATCCTGGTGGCCTCCGCTTTGGTGATGTCGCGGCGGGACACGAGTTGCCTGCCGATGATGGATTCGAGGTATTCCTTTTGCGCGGACGTGCCATCGTCGGTGAATCCGTTCTGGTGGAGCAGGGCGAACATCATCTTCGATTGGGGTTCGGTGATGAGTTCGACGCCGGGTTCGTCCACGATTTCGGCGGGTTCGTCGTCGGCGGGTGCAGGCAGGTCAGCCGGTGGTTCGATGGGCGTGACCGGTCGGCGGGACCGCGTTTGCTTCGGTTTGGGTTCCGGGGCTGGTTCGGGCGCTGGCGCCGGGGCGGGGTGCTGGTTGTCAGCTTGCGCCATTTCCTCCGCGGTGTAGATGCCTGACAGGTCTTGTGGGAAGGCCTTGCGGAGAGCCAACGCCTCGGCGCACTTGGCAAGCATCGTGGACGACATCTTGGCCCACATAGTTGACACTCCGCCGTCCTTCTTGGTCTGAACATATTCGGACCATAGGGCGGTTGCGGTGAACTTCTGTCCTGCCCGGACCACAGTGGCTTTTGCTGCGGCGGGCGGAGTGGTCGGGAGCCACACGTCACGCCACTGCCCGTCTTCGCCGCACCACAAGGTGTCCTCATACCCGAGCGTTTCGTGGGCACGATCAGCGGCACGGCGTGCGATGAGACGGTAGCCGTCAATGCCTGTCTGAATGGTGTACTTCGTTTCCCACTGCTGCGTGCGCTGGTTCTTCTGGTTGCGCCCGATCATGTATATCTGCCGGGCGAACGGGTCAAGGCCGGTACGTACTGCCTGGTGGAAGAAAATGGCGAGGTCTTCCCGGCCTGCTGCTTCCACGCCGAGCTGGCGGAGGGTTGCGACCTGACCGGGGGAGAACTCGGTCTGTCCATCCTGGATGGTAAGGGCGGTGCCCTGCTGACGGATTGCTACTGTGCTCATTGTGGGTTCCTTTGGTTAGGCGGCTGCGCTGAGGGGTGCGGTCATTGGTTCGGGGATCAGGTCACGCTCACGGGTGGTGTAGTAGGTGTAGGCGGCGGCGCGGAACATCGCATAGTGCCGGTCGATCGCTTCGGGGTTCGGCGCGAGTAGGTAGAGGTTGGTGCCGAGGGGCGCGTCACCGTAGCGGGCGTTCTCCCCTTCGCGGTCCGTGGGGGTCACGTGCGCCACATATGTCGCCTCAATGTGGGGTAGCTCAAGTTCGGTGTCCGGGTCAGCGTCCGTCGTGTAGAAGTCAGCCTTCGAGTACGCCGCGGTCTGCAACTTCGTCTCCCCGTACACGCCCTTAGCGGTCTTGAGGTCGATCATCACAACCTTGTCCCCGTGGAGCTTCGGGATGCGGGCCAGGAGGTCGAACCTGCCGGCGACGTTCTTGCCGGGGTAGATGTTTCGGATGCCGACGTTGCATTCGGAGAGTACTGGTTCGACGCCGAAGCGGTCGAGGAAGTCGAGGTACCCGTCGATGTATCCGGCGAGCTCGTGGTCGAAGGTGACTTCTTCGCCGTTGTGGAGTGCTTCGGCGAGTGCGTGGACGGCGGTGCCGCGTTCGGCTGCTTTGTCGCGTAGGTCCCATGGGGCTTTGCGGATGGTGTCGTAGGGTGCGCCGGGGTTGTCTACGGCGTATTGTGCGGCTTGGTTTGCGGCCCAGTAGGGGAGTGCGGGTTTGGGGATGGCGCCGCCGAGGATGGTGGTCACTGAGGTGGGGCGTTTGCCGTCGAGGGTGTAGCGGTGTCCTTCGTGGCTGAATTTGAGGCTCATTGGGTGTGCCTTTCGAGGTTGAGGGAGTGGATGGTGGCTTGGATGGCTTGGGCGCGCTGCTCGCGCTCGTACTGCTCTTGGGTGGTCATTCGATGTCCTCGCGGGGGAGTGGGTCCGTGGTGGGCTGGCAGCCACAGTGCGGGTTTCCGCATTGGGCGAAGGTGTCCGGGGTGGCCCATGCTTCGTCCGGGTCAAGCGGGTCCGGGAGGCGGGTCATCGGTTCGCCAGTTCCAGCAGCACGTCAGCGTGGCAGGGTTGGTCGAGCGGGCACCAGCACGCCAGGTTCTTCCCAGCGAGCTCATCGCGGGCCATCCCTCTGTGCGGGTGCGGGCCGTCTGCGCGGTGGTGGTTAGCGATCCAGAGCCCGTATAGCGTCACGGCATCATCGGGGTGCAGGCTCGAAAGGGTCAATAGCTGCGCTGTGCCGTATCCGAAACGTTCGCTGATGATGAAGTCACTACCGACCGCGAAGGGGTTGCCCCATTTGGATCCGCGCCCGACGTAAACGGTGTTCTCTGGCATCCGCCACCCTTTGGTGCGCTTCCGCTGGATCCGCTGCGGGCTCATTGGACGGTTCCGAAGATCATGGCTTCGAGGTCGCCGGCCAAGCGCTTTACCCTGCGGCGTGCGAGGTGCGCGTTCGGTACTGGGGGGACGTGGTTGAGGATGGCTTGGCGTGCGGGTTCGAACACTGCTTGTGGCTGGTAGGAGTTGTTCGACGGGATAAGCGGGAAAGTCATGGTTGTGTGTTCCGTTCCTTGTGGGTGTCCCAGATGGCAAGGGCGTAGGCGAATAGGAAGACGAGGGCGAATGCGCAGGCGGTGAATCCGATGGACGCGCAAAGGTAGATGAGGACAAGTTCCGGGCTCATGCCGCCACCGGCAATCCGAGACGCTCAGCTTGGCGGGTCGCGATGCGCCGGTTGCGGGCCCGCGCACGCTCATCGTTGATGGCCTTGACCTTAACCGGGTTCCGACGAGCGACCTTATTACCGTGCTCGATAGCGTCAGCCAGGGTCTTGAACCCGGCGCCGCAGTGTCCTTTGGTGATGGGTCCGTAGTATTCGACGCGGAATGAGTCGCCGTCGATGTAGATGCGGGGCTTTACGGAGATGTCCTCGAAGCGGAGTCGCTTGCTCATGATTCGCCTTTCCTCGTTGCGTCTGCGTCGTCTTCGTGACGGGTTTGTTGTTGGTCTTCGTGGTGTTCGCGGTCGGTGTAGTAGAACCAGTCCCGCGGTTCGGTCCAGTCGTAGGATTTGCCGGTTTTCATGTGTCCTCCGAGAACCTTGTTTCGAGTTCGTGCATTTCGGTTTCGGCTTCTTTGAACCGGTCGATGTCGGTTTGCCGTGGGGTGCTGCCTGCTGCGACAGCTTTGGCGATTTGGTAAGAGAGGCTGTCACGGCGCTGCTTGGCTCGCTGCCACTTCTCAAACGTGCTGCTCATGCCGCCACCGCCGTGACTGTGGTGACTGCGCCGTGCTCGGTGATGGTGACTTTCCCGAAGTTCGTACGGGCCGCTGCTTCAAGCTCCATCGTCCCGAGGATGCTCGGGTCTTTGTGAAGGTCCGAGGTGAGTGCGGAGAAGCTGATCTTCTTCATGGCTGGTTCCTTATGCGGCGTTGCGGTCGAGGATGCGCGGCTCAAGGTCCAGGGCCTCAGCAAGGCGCGGGATCCGGCTCGCCGGGATAGGCCGGCGCCCCGTCTCATACCCGGTCAAGGTCGAGTGGTCGCAGCCGATGTAAGTGGAGAGGTCGTCCACCGTCATGTAACGGCGGTTGCGGGCACCGGCGACGATGAGGCCGATGCGGACGTTGTCGATGTCGGTGACCTTTGCAACAGGCGCGGTCTTCTTGCTCAATTGGTGCTCCTAACTTGGTTGCTCATTTGGCCTCTCCTGCTCATTTGGAGGGCGTGAAACAAGAGTATGCAAGAAGATGCAACAAAGTCAACAGAAGCAGTGCAACAAAATGCAGAAACAGTGTTTCCGCAGGTCAGACGCGGTTTTTTCTTTCACGTCACAAGGTCTTGTTGCACCAAAACAGTGCAACCCCATCGCAAAAAAACTTTTGGTGTTGCAAGAAAACCTGCGACACCATGAGAGAGCGATACCAAGTAGCCCAATGAGCGGGGCCACCCAGTACCCACGTACATGAGCGACCCAAAGACAAGTACCTGCAACCCTTGGCGGGCAGGTAGTACAAGAAGGACAGTTAGCGCATGAGTGAAGACAAGAACCTGCAAGGCCTCGCCTTGTGGATCAGCATGGGCCTATCCCGTAAAGGCATCGGAGCGGAAGAGTTCGCACAGAACCATCTCCCGCCGAGCTCACGCCGGTCGTTCTACAACTGGGCAGCCGGCAGGAACGCCCCGCAGAAAGCCGCGCACCCGATCCTTGAACAAGCCCTCGGCTGGAAACCGGGGGCCGTGCACAGGATCCTCACGGACGGGTTCGTGACCGAGCAGGACGTGTTCCAGGGGGACGAGGACAAGGCCGCGAAGCGCGCCTCGGAACTCTCGGATGAGGAACTGCTGTCGGAGATGACGCGCCGGATGTTGTTCTACCGTGACAAGGCCGAGGTCGCCGACGCGAGCGTCATCAAGATCGATGCGACTCTCCATGAAGGCAAGCCGGAAAGTAAGTCTGCTGATAAGCAAAACCATGGGACCGTTACCGCTTTGGGCACGCGTCGCAAGGCGCCACAGTACCTTGCGGCACGGACAGAAATACCAAGTGATAGCTCACTAGACGACTCGGACGAGTAACGTAACTCGACACGCCGCGAGGGTTTGTAAAACCGGCATATTAATCGTTCCATTTTCCCTAGCGGCCCTGCTGGGGGGTGGCGGTTAGAGGCATTAGGGGCGTGTCGAGTGCGCGGAGTTGTGTACGAAGAACTCAGTGATGGGGCACTGGGGTACTACGACCACGAAGATGGATTGATCAGGGTGGACCCGCGGAAACCGCGGCGCAAAAGGCACGTGACGATCGTTCACGAAGCGTTCCACCGGACACTAAGGCACGGGGAAGACGCCATGCCGAAACGGGTATCCAGGGAGATTGTCGTTGAGCGGATGACGGCGTTGTATTTCATCAGTTTCCGTGACCTGTTGGACGCGTTTTTGCAGTGCGGGTCGGTGGATGAGATGGCCCGGTTTCTGAATGTTGACAATGGGCTGATCTATGCGAGGTGGCTGGCGTTGACGCCGATGGAGCAAGCCATCCTGAATGTGTGCGGGCGGAGCTGTATCGGCATCGATTACCGTGACCCTGTCCGTGATGGTTTATCACGCATCGCTTGACAGCCATGAGACAATGGGTGTATAAGAGGGGGTTTTAATGCCACGACCACAACTAGGCATCGGCGAATACGGCACCATCGGCTACAGCCGCGACGGAACCAAACACGTCGCCATGGCCCGATACCGCGACACGGACGGCGAGACGCGCCGCGTGAAAGCGGTAGGCACATCCAAAAGCGCAGCAGCCGCCGCACTCCGGGAAAAGTTCAAGGAACGCGCCCGCCGAGGCGGTGAAGACGACATCACATCAGAGTCAACCGTTGCGGAACTCGCCGACAGATATCTTGCCGAGAAGCAAGCCGAAGACCTCGCGCCGAACACGATCCACAACAACCGGCGCTCCATGGAGAACCACATCAAACCCAAACTCGGGAAACTCCGGTTACGGGAAGCGTCCCCGCAGCGCATCTCGAAGTTCATTTCGGGCGTGACCGTGTCGAACGGGCCGGGTACGGCGCTCATGGTCCGGTCTGTCCTGTCCGGGATGTTCGCCGCGGCCGCCCGGTGGGACGCAGTCCCATCAAACCCGGTCGCGTTCACCAAGCCGCCGAAGCTTGAGCAGAAACCCATCCGGGCGCTCAACTTGGACGAGCTCGTGCGGATGCGTGAGCTCGCGTCGGAGGTTTTCGCGCCATTCACCCTTGAGCAGCGTTTGGAGCGGGCAGGCGGCGACGTGCGGCGTCTGGGAGGGCAGAACAGGTCACGTACCACCCTTGACATCATTGACTTCCTCATCGGGACCGGTTGCCGGCCCGCCGAGGCCCCCGGTCTTGCGTGGGAGGACGTGCACTTGGACGATGAACTGCCGTGGGTGAAGATCCACAAGCAGATCGTCATGGTCCCCGGTGAGGGCCTGCTGAGGACCCCCACCAAGGAACGGGACGTGCGCGACCTCCGCTTGCCTGGGTTTGTGGTGGAGATGCTGCGGAAGCGCCGCGCCGAGCACCCGGACGCGGTCATGGTGTTTCCCGCCGAGCGCGGTGGTGGGTATCGGTCACCCAGGAACATCGCCACAGCGTTCCAGAAAGCGTTCGCTGGCACTGAGTTCTCATGGATGACCCCCAAGACCCTGCGCAAGACGGTAGCTACCCTGATCGACGGGCAGGCTGGTTCCGCGCAGGCCGCGCAGCAGCTCGGGCACAAGTCCGACACGATGACCCGCCGCCACTACATCGAACCCTCACGCCTGCCCATCGACTCCGGGTCCGTGCTGGAACTGTTTCAGCAGGAATCGGCTTAG